AATATTCATTACTTCATCAATACGATGTGTTTTATTAGCCAATACTTCTTCCACAAGAATACGATAGCGACTCATATTAGTACCCTTGACCTCCGGAGTAAGATCAGTATACATACTAATAATTGCTTTAGTAGGATTAATTGTTCCATCTCGGCGAATAATTTCCATAGGAACAACAATGTTGCGTGATCCAACCTTAGGAATATACTTTTTAGGAAAGCCATCTAGGGTGTTTTGGATATCAGGAATGTCGTTATTTGTTTTGATTCTAGGCATATGTTTATGTGGTTTTTTAGTTATTATATAATAAAAGATTTTTTTTCCAAGAGATAAAAAAATATTAAAGATCTGCAAGAATATCTTTGATTCGATCATTAACGGAATCTTCTTCAAATTCATCATCTGAAGATTCTTGAACTTTACTAGATGATGGTTTAGAGACTGAAACATATTCATCTTCCTCTTGAGCTACTACTGTTTGTTTTTTGGGTGCTTCTTCTGTGTTACCGAGATAGTGAACATTTAAAAGCTTTGTGATATCTTCATAAGACTTTTGCTCAAAGATTGTATCCAAAGATTTAACTGATTCATACAAGCTATCTGTATCTGGATCTCCTTCCAATGCTGATTTTGGAATAAAACGCGAGGAAACATAAGTAGGATAACCTCCTTCATTTTCTTCTACTTTGATTCTCAAATTGCAGCCATTTTCAGACAAGTCAAAAATTCTTGCTCCAAAATCTTTTTCATCATCTCCTGACATTGCTGATGTAATAATTTTATCCAATTGCTTTCCATAACGAAGAATTTTTGTTTGACCTTGATTGTCTGGGTTGGTAGGATCTTTAATTACATAAACATTTACCAACCAATTTTCATTACGTTTAATTGGCTTAATCTTTTCAATAGCATTTTTGTCCTGAGACTTATATACTTTAGACCTATATTCGTCAATGGGGCACCTTTCTCCGTATGTTGTAGGACATAAAACTGAAACCAATTCATTGGTTACTGTACTATTCCACAGGTGATGGTAATAATGAAAAATAGTTCTTTCTGGGTTTGCAATGTTAGGAATCAAACGAACTAGGTAAGTCTTGCCAATTTCTAGCTTCATGAAATCCTTGAAGCTGCTGTCTGATCCTGAATTCTTTTTATTGAGGGCGTCTTTGATGGATTCGAATAGGTTAGTGTTGTATTTCATATGGTTTTGGTTTATGGTTTATGGTTTGTATTTTGTTTTATATTAAGGTAAATTATTTTTTTGTCAACTCATCTTCTACAAATTTGGTCAATTTGCTGGTTGTTTTTTTCACCATTTCTTTAGTTTGACTACACTGGTGGTAACGATTCTTAAATGCTGTAAATTTGTCTTCTAGATCATTAATCCAAATTTCTTTCTCATCAGATTGGTACTCTTTGAAATTTATTGTTCCCAATTCCATTAAGCAGTAGGGGTTTATGTGATGCTGTCTATAATGTTCCGACCATACAGGCATCATCCCTATTTTGGTTGTAATATAATCTCGCATTTGAATTTTATTTTTAATGCAAAAATTAGCTATGTATATTAAACCATTTTTAGTTTCATCTATCAATTTTTGTGGTGATTGATTTTCTTTATGTTTATTAAATAGGGTATAGGATTTTATAGCCGCCCTGGATGAGAAAAATTTTAAGGGCGGATAAGATTCATCCGGATGAAGAACCAAGGGAGCTGAAAAAAAATCTTCTAAATTAATATGTTTAAATTTAGAAAAAAACATATCTAATTTTTTTAAGAAGAAGATTGTAGAATTGTCTAGATCATCAAAATTTTTTCTAGGAGTCCAAGGTTGGCCGTGTCTGCTATTTTTTAGGTAGCAGTTATATATTTGTTTTTGTAAAAAATTAATACTCAACTGAATTTTTGTTGGTTGATTGTTGATTCTTGAATCTAAAAATTTTCTTGTAGATATTGGGTGTTAAACTTAAATATGTTTTAATTATATTCTGTAAATTATATTCTCCAAGTAATTCGAAGAAAATTTTTTGTGTTTTTTTATCCTCTATTAAAATTTTTAAAAAATTTAAAAAATTTAACTTTTTTCCTTTAGAAATACTAACAAACGACCCAAATTTAAGTGTGATGTTTTCAAATTCACTAGAATCAAACGCTTCCGACGGATTCATTATGTCTTTTAATTGTTGTGAAGAAGTGATGATCATGTGAAAATAATTACCTAATAGGTTTTAAATTTTTTGTAATCTCCATAAAAATTGGAGTTATTATGCCGCCAGCAGCGTTATTGTGTCCACCACCTTCGCATATTTTTTCTGCAAACGCACCGAGGTTTACTGGATCTTTATTAATAGTTTGCCGAAGACACACCTTTTCAGATTTTGAATTTATAAAAAACAATACATCCGGTTGATGTCTTTTAATTACTACATCTATAACGGTATTTGATATTTTATCTGCAAGAGCTGCTATTACTCTTTTGGGTTTATTTCCAAAATTTATTGTTCCTTCAAAAATAGGTAAACTACTTGCTTCATTTTCTGCTTCTTTTTTAATAAATTGTATGGCCTTTTTTTGTTCTGGTGTAAAAGGCTTAAACCCATTCATGTAATCTTTAATAAATTTTGCAAAATTATTTTTATAAAATGACCAAAAAATAATATTTAAATCATAAGATTCTGGTATGTTTAATCTGTAGCAATCAAAGTCGTCAGCTAATGCTATTAACATTTTTTGAGAATCGGTTCGAGCTGGATAATTTTCTTTAAAAAGTTGAGCCATTAATAAAGCATTAGAAGATAAATCTTTATAAATTACTTTAGCGTTTTTAAATTGAGAGACTAGAGGTGAAGACGAAAAATGATGATCTATAAAGGTGATGTAATCCAAATCTAGATCCGGTAAAAATTCTTGTCTCAAGGCTAGGTCTAGTATGTAAGTTGAACACGGATTGTTGTTATGTTCTATATGTGACTTTAAATTAGGTATTTGAAGATTATTATAAGAATTATAAGAAACATAATCCTCTGGATGAGCCCATAAGAAGGTTAACAAACTCACTGCTCCGTCTAGGTCTTTGTGAGTATAAATTTGATAACATTTAGGCATATAATTATAAAGGTTATTTATTTAATAAAAATAAAAATCACCATTAATCCTCTAAAGACTCAATTAAACGCATAGTATCTGATAGAGTACCTGTAGAACCGTTGGAACCTGGAATGTTTTTAATGTTTGCTATATAAGATTTTGATACGCTATCTGGGTCTCTTAATGTTAAGGTGGGATAATCTATCTCTAATACTGTATGACATTCTCGTGGGCCGAACCGATTTTTAGTAATTCCTAAGTGGATAATACCCAATTCAAAATCTTCTTCTTCTGTCCATATAGAAAATTGAGCATCGGCTGTATGAGACAAACCCATAGATTCACTTGTAGTTTCTAGACCCGGATTCTTTTGGTCATAAGCTGTTCTATTGGCCTGTGTTGCAGTGATAATAGGACAATTGAAGAAATAAGAGAGGGCCCGGACTTGTTCCGCAATTTGCTTAACTGCTTCGTATGAATTTTGCCCTCTTTCTGGTGGCGCTACCAGATTGAGGTAATCTAACACAATGGCATCTGGTTTAATGCCCTTGCGTCTCAACCTTTCTATATATGATTTTATTTGTAGTGGAGTAACAGACTTAGGTGGAAATTCTTTAACAATTAATTTGGCGTTAGGATGTTTGTTTTTATAAATTGATAATTTTTCTTTTAACGGTGTAGTATGAACTGCCAAATCATTCATAGCTATCTGTGAAATTTGAGAACTTATTCTTTTGGAATAAATCTGTTCAGACATTTCCAAAGAAATTAACAATACGGTTTTATCCTGATTTAAAATATTAGTTGCTATGTTACCCAAAAATATTGATTTGCCTACGTTTGTAACTCCATAGAAAACATACATGGCTTTACCATCTGATAGAAAACCACCACCTATTTTTTCATCAAGCCATTTCCAACCTGATGGAATTACTTTAAATACTTTTTGAAGCTCTTCACAGTGTTTATCTACATTTTCTAGATAATCAAATCCCCAGCTTTCTATCAAACTAATATTACAAGCCTTTTCAAAATCTGTTAGAATTTTATGAGTATCAACTTCACCAGATTGTACATTTACTGATGTTTTTAAAATGGTATTTAGAACTGCCTTTTCTCTAAAAAATCTTTCAGTGTTAATTAATAATACATCTTTGTCATAGGATTTATCAATATCCTGAAAAGATAAAACAACCTGTTTCAGACTATTTCTTTTATCAGGATCGGTGATATGTAGCTTTAGTTCTGTGGTGTTAGGAATTTTGGAATAAGTTGAAAAGTACTCACACAGACTTTCAAATATGGCCTTAATATTCTTGTCTTCAAAGTAAGAAGGTTTAGCATGTTCAATAATACATTCTAAATAAGTCGAATCCATTAAAGCATTGTAAATGATTAATTTTTCAAAAAGGGCAAGGTCTATAGAAAGAGACGACTTCATTTTAAAATTATAAAGGGCTATTGACGATAAATCAATAGCCCTTTCAATAATTATGAAAAGTAATTTTTAATTAAAACTCTTCATATACGGCTGAATTCCTATCATGTTCCCATACCTCTACCTTGGATACTTTACAGCGATTATATGTATGTGCTGATATATACTCTTTTGCTACATTAAAACACCACTCTGCGGTTTTTTCAATGCCTACTCCTTTCATGACTCTGAGATCACATCCTCCTATATCATGAAGATGTTTAAATTTATCCAATAGGGGATCATTTTCATCTAAACACACTGTATGATCAAATTGATTTTTGAGAATTTTTTCAAGCTCTTTCAAGCCTCCAAAATCTACAACCCAATTTTTATCATCCAATGTTTCTGCATAAAACCAGAATTTAGCCTTTAATTGATACCCGTGAATAAACTTACAATGAGATTCAGCCTTCCACTGCCTAAAGGCACAACTCCCTAATTCTATTACCTTAGTAGATTGATATGTTTGCATGTTAATTATCTTCACTTTCTTCCATCAATTCTTGCAAATCTTCTTTTGAAGGAAGATTTTCTTTTTTATACTGAAGCTCTGTTTGAAGTTTGGTTTCTAATTTTGGCAGAATATTATTCCACACATCTTCATCTTGTCTCCATGTTTTATAATAACCTAATTTAGTTCCATCTGCTAGAGCAAATGTAGCTCCACTTTGAACTACTAAGCCATAACCGATAGCCATATCTAATAAACCTGAATGTTTAGCTAAACCCGTTTTAAAGTTGAGGTACATTTCGGTTTCCATAAATGGAGGAACTACTCGATTCTTAGTTGTGAGAGCTCTAAGGGTTACTCCATTAATGTCTTTAGACAGAGGGGTTGTATCATCTACAGCCTCCCTACTTCCAGAACTTCCGCCAGAGGTCTTTTCATTTTTTACAGCCATCTGTACGAGCACAGAAGACATATAAAGAGGACCTGATCCACCGGATTGTTGTTTAACCAAACTAGGAAACATTGCAGCTGGGTTATCATAAACGTGATTAGAAAATAAAATAGGTACATCTGCTTTTGCTGCTTTATGGGTAAGAACTCTCAACATACTTTTGAGTCCTTTAGCTCTAGAACCCATGTCTGCTGCTTCCTTACCCTGAGCTACATCATTCATTTCTTTAGTTGAAACTAAGTTACCCAAAGAATCAATTGAAATAATGAATTGACTTTTTAATTTTTTTTCTATTACAGAATCTAAAAATTGACTAATTTGATTTCGGCACTGTTCTACAGTTTCTACGGGGCAATATTTAACCTTTTTAGTATCCATTCCCATATTGGTTGCTCCTTTATCATCAACAGCATTTTCTGTGTCAAAAATTACAACATAACGTCCTTCTTTTTGAGCATTTGCTAAAATACGATTAATGATATAGGTTTTTCCGCAAGAGGTTGGTCCACTAAATCCGGTAATACGTCCACTAGGAATACCTCCGTATAAAGAACCACTAATAATGGCATTTAAAGCCATACTACCAGTATCTATAAAAGATGAAATATTAGAAAGAGCACTTTCATTTAAAAAAGTGGCTTCTGGATTTAAATCATCTAAAACTTTGAAGGCAGATAAAACATCTGCTGAATATTCTTTTTTGTTTTTAGACATTATTCTTCATCAAAAAGGTTTACAACTCGAGAAGAGTCGTTTTGAGGTTGAGAAGATGCTTGGGATGCTCCAGCCGGAACAAATGAGTTATTTTTACCAAAAAGTTGACTATATTGAGAAGCCAATCTAAAGTCTAGAGCAATAATGTCAGTTGATGTGATAGTACTTTTGTTAAAAGTAAATTTAACATCATCTGCTTTATCACCCAAAAATTCTCTAAAAAATAATGGAAACAATTGAACATTCATTCTGCCGCCTTCAGCCTGAACACTTAAAACTACTGGATTTTTAACTGTTAAGGTTTCCGTGGTACTTTCTACATTTTCTGCTACAATGGTGCGACCCACTGCATCTAAAAATACTGTTAGGTTATTTGTTTGGTTTTCTTCTGACATAAAAATATTATATACTATAAAGACCCTTTTGCAACTCTTTAGTAGCCTTTTCTATCGCTTCCATTTTCATGCTTGAGCCGTCTATTTCATTAAACATGGCTGACAGCTCATCCATCTCAAGTGGGTTATTTATTGATTCTGGTAGAGGTGCAGAGAATGTGTTTTTTCGAGGATTTGGAGGATGGATGTTGGTTTTACTATATTTGATTTCATCATCTTTCTTTTTTTCTTCTTCTTCAACTTCTACTACCCATTTCAGAGCTCTTGAAATAATAGGAAAAATGTGTATAAAACTTTCTCTAATAGAATTGGCTATCTGTCTGTGTTCTAATTGAGTGTCTTCTTTGTATCTTAGAGTTAGATAATGAATCCATGATCTTATAGAACCGGTCATGTATAAAGTTGTTTTAGAACACAACGGTAATAGTTTTCTAGCAGATTCTTTTGCTGCTCCCTTTTTTAGAAGGTATTTGTATAAATTGTCACCATTTACCAAATGTTGCTGTATTTGATTAATTTCTTCGTCTGTTAAATCTAATACTTCTACACTAGATTGTCTATTTTTTTCAGCTTGTTTTCTAACATCAAAAGATTCATAACCCACGACTTCACTGTATCTTTGACTGAATTCTTGAAAACAAAAGCTTTTATGTCTAATAATTTGAGCAGATATGTCTCTACTAGTTTCTATTTCTACTGTCATAGAGGCCTGCTCGAATATAGACCAATGCTCGTGTTTAATGCAATACTCTAATAATTTAGTTCCAGTGTGAACGTTTAATTGATTATTAGGATTAGAAACCCTAGCACAATATACTATAAATTCTTCTGTATCAAGAAAACGAGTATTGTCTTCTGTTCTAATGTATGGTTGGGTAATGGCTACTACTTGTGTTCTCATATAACTGTATGATCTCTAAAAATTTTAATATTATTTAAAATTGCCAGCATTTGATTTCTGTTCACTTTTTTATCAAAGATCTCTACCATTTTAGTTGGAATTTTAGAAAATGTGTTATTTTCATCCATGTAAGATTTTTCAAAAAAACCACTAACAATTGGATGTGATGTGTCTAAAGAATCAATAAAGTCAAACAATTGGTAATTATTTTTATAATGAGAGAATTCTACCGGAAGACCACATCCAAGTAGATGGTGAGGTTTATTAACAATTAAATTTTCTTCAATAAACTGTTCTATCAAACTTATTCTTCCTACACAATAAGACGTTGGTCTGATTATTGTTTGCATTATTTCTGCTGTGATTTCTGAATCAGGGTTAAGTCTTTTATAATCTTCTATAACTTTTTCCGCAAAACTATTAAAGTAATAATCATACCCAAAGCTTATAGCTACTTTATCGGCATGCTTACTCATAAACTTGTAAGATTCTCTGAATTCATCTAAAGAACCTGCCTGTAATACTCCTATAGATTTGGTCTTAAAATTTTCAAATTTATATTTTGAAGTAAAGTTGTTAAAAGATTCTAAATTTGCTTCATGATTCAACCACACATCTGGTACTATGTATTCATCTGGTTGAATTTCATTTATCCAAAATGCATATTTTTCTGAATCAAATGCCGTGCCTAATTCAAAGAGACTACAATCCATTATTATAGTACGACCTTTTTGTCTAGCATTTTTAAAAAAATTTAAATATTCTTCTGATTCTTCTAAAAGATGAACTAGACAATAATCATAATCCGATAATGCTTGAACTTCTGGCATTATACTAAGAGGTGCTTCATGAGCTATAAACATGTCTTATATTAAATTACATTCCAAATAAGTCAAATAAGTCTGTTTGTATTTCTTTACTGACTTGTGGAGTTCTCCAACCAATGCAATCGTAAAATCTCTCTAGTGGTGGAAACACTATTTTGTCAAACATCATTTGGTAATCAGCCTGTATAATTGCCTTGAGTTCTTCGGGGTATTGCTGCATAAATGCCATGCTTTTAAAATTGAAGGCATTGCGTGATGCATAAAAGTATTTTATTTTGACTCCACTACCAATCGATTCATATTTGTTGTCTAATTTATATTTTTTAAGCAATGTGTTATAATGGACCGCACTCTTTCCGTGCAGAGTCATACCTTTACCAGGACGTCCAAATGTATCTAATTTGGATTGTTGTTTTTCATAATCTGAAATTTTACTTCGTATGGCTATGTCCTCTACAGACATATTACAAAATTCATCATAAGCATTCTTAAAGAATTTATCTGCTTCCTTTTTATCTTGTGACAACATTGCCAATTCGATAACCTTTTTAATCAAAGATTTAACTGGTGTAGAGATAGAGGATCTAGCAACTTCTACGCCTACATATTTAAAAGGTTTTTTAGGTTTTTTACCTTCTTGATCTATAACATGAAGAATGTATCTCTTTTTTCCCTGCAGAGATGCTACATCACATATAGTTTCTCTCTTGAAAACAAACCTAGGATCAATTGATTTTAATTCTAGTCTAGCCCAATCAATAATTTTAGTGTTTAGGTATACGTCAATGTCATCGATAATTTTATAAGCCTCTGCGGAAACTTCATTATCTTTTAATAATTTTACATTTTTGGCATTTAAAATTGGTTCAATAGAAAAGTAGGCACTGTCTGTATCACCATATTTGTAAATATCTGCCTTTTCACATTTGACTTTTTCCTTTAAAGCATATTGATAAACTAATTCTGATGCTTCCTTGGCAACTGCTTGACCGGTAAGGGTGATACTTGCTGAGT